GTCTTCGTTCAAGACCCATTTCATTGCTAGATAAGCAATGCCGTCACCACGGTGATCCGCAGTATAATTAGCAAACGGGCCTGTCAATAAAACGTCTGCTGTTTGAGATGCTTCACCTAAATGCTTCTTAATTACGCAAATAGTGTTTGAGTTCTTAGGCCCAAAAGTCCCAGCAGTTACATTGCCGCCAGCAGTAGATCCACCGTTTATCTGCGAGTCAGTAATCACTACGTCATCCATGTGGATGTCGGTAATATCTGTTACTTCATGCCCTGCTAGAACAATTGTCTGATAGAGGTCTGAGTTATCGGTTCCTGATAACCCGATAAAAGAAATCGGGCCAGATACCAATGCCTCACCGTAGATTATCTTTTGTGGTTCTGTGGTTGATCTAATTGTGGCCTGTCGTGACCTGTCGGTATCAACGGCTGGCAATTCTACCTCAAAAAGCGACATTGCTTTTTTAGCGACAATAACTCCGCCAACAACAACAGCAGCACCGACTGCTACAGCAGTTCCAAGCGCACCTGCCGCTATACCACCACCGATTCCAATAACCGCAGCCATTGATGCTGCTGCATACCCGATAGTTGCTAAAATTGGTACTAATGGCCCCATAAATCCCAACCTGATGCAATATATTGTTCAGGAATCCTAGCGAATCCTGACTTAACTAGGCAAACCGCTGTATTACCCAGCCTAATGCCCATTAGCTGCCCATCTGGCGTTTTTACTATAACTGGCGAACCATCTGGCAATGATTTAATGTCTTCTGTGGGATCGCCTAAAACGCTTGCAGCAGTGTCTTCCAAGTCGCCAAAATCCTTAATGATAGATTCAGCATCTTCCTCAGAATTATAGTGGAAATCGGCAAGATAGTCTTTGCCTGTTAATTCTTTTACGATGAAACCAGCGAACTGACAGCAATCCACAGAGCCATAATCAAAGTCTTTCTTTTCCCACTTATTTAATGCTTGATAGACTTGTAAGATCATTAGCGCATATATTGAGGTTGACGATCTTCAGGGCCTCTTGGCGTACCCACTCCACCTGAACTACCAGTTCCTCTAGCGCCCCAATCAATCTTAGCGCCTTCAATCTTGTGCATGTGACTAAAGAACAGATCACCAGAAGACTTTTCCTGTTGGGCTGCGTTGGTATACATCAGATTCAAAGACTTGTTAAACCGACTCAATTCGGACTCAGCGATCAACTGAATGGCATCACCGCCATCTGCGCCGACTGACATATTCATCTGATCCATAAACCCTGCCCAAATCTGGGTAGGATCGGCAATTAGAACATCGTCAGCGTCCAAGACACCAAGGTAAACCGTGACAGGATGTAAATAGTAATCTTCGGTTAAAGCTGCGCCTGATATCGTTGCGTCTAAGCCTGATAAGGTGAGCGTAATAGCGTATGGACTGACATCAAGACCTTCTTCAACCTGTGAAATAGACCCGAGATCCCCAACACCAAACCAATTGATATCAGCAACTCCAGTTCCAGAACCGACCGCCGTTGCAGTTCCTGTACCTGTTCCAGCTCCTGTTGCAGTAAAAACTACACCAATAGATATGGGAGCAGTTGCTCCAATAGCGGTAAAGTCTGTTGTCCCAATTGAAGTGATTTTATAAGTTGTACCAGTAACAAATGAGCCAGCAGTCGCCGTTGTTGGTGTAAATACAACACCAACAGTATTTGATGCAGCCCCAATTAAAGTGAAGTCTGTTGTTCCGACTGATGTGATCGTATAGGTAGTATCTTTTACAAAAGATCCTGCTGAAACTGAATTCCAAACATACGTTCCCAAACTGTTGTGAAGGTAAACCGTACCAGACGGAAACTCCAACTTTGCAAAGCTCACAATCGCAACGTGCTGTTGTGCTAAAGCTGTCGCTACTGCTGCTGGAAATCCTCGGCTCATGCTAGAACATCCTCTACGGCCTCAATGGTGAAGTTTGAAACTCGTCCTGCTTGTGTATCCCAAGACGTAGATCCTGAAAGCATGAAGACACCAAGAACAGGATAAAGGTAATCTATGGCATCGCCGTCATCGGTAGGCTTTCTGAGCGGTGGCGCAATCGGTATCCCTGCTTGAGTAACGGTTCCTGTTCCAGATCCAAAACCCGTAGCGGTGAATGTAGTGCCGATATTATTATTAGCCGCTCCAATCGTTGTGAAGTCTGTCGTTCCAACGGATTCAATTGTGTATGATTTCCCAATTACGATTTCACGGGCTGGCAAAGTATAAAGAAAGGTTCCCGTTCCTGTAGTATCTACATCAGCCGTCACTATGTGAAGCTCATTATTGAACGCTATGTAATCACCAGACTTAAAGTAATCCGCTTGCGTAAGGTTTGCGTCTCTGGCTAAAAGAATTGATCCAGTCTGACCCGCTCCATTGACAACGATAGCATCATTAACCGCTGGCGCATTACCGCGACGAACAAAACCGTGATCCTGCAATAAGAACCTGTGCTGCTGACCGTTTAACTTGGTCAAGAACGCTTGCATCTCTGCCCGATCATCACCTGTCAAGTTGTTGAACTGAAGCGATGCCTTCCACAACGATCCTTTCCTAGATGCCGTCTGAACTGAGTTAGTCAACGGGCTCTGAAACGTCCTAGTGTTCGTTACTAGCTCAAAAGTGTTTGAGGATGGGGTTATGCTTGGGAATGTGTAAGTCGTCATTAACCGAACCTTCTGCGCCGCATAAGATCTTGTATGCTGAGTATAGTTTGTTGTGAAGTCTGCTGCATTGCTGCGCGGATCTTCATATCTACATCTGCCCCAGCGCCAGTTGCGTCTATGTTATTAATGACAGTGATTCCACCAGCTTGACCTTTGGTGTGGTCAATGACGGTTTCGTTTGGATGTAGCAAATGCATTTGACCGCCTTTCCCGTCAAGACCGCCAGCTCTAGCACCGCGACCTGTAAAACCACCGCCTTCAAACGACTGTGCGCGAATCTGTGCAACTTGCCCCAATCCAGCAGCAACTTGAGCACCAGCCATGACAAAAGATAGCGGTGGTGGGTAACTTGACATTGCAAGCGTTGCACCCTGATATGTCTGCATGATTGCTTGAGCTATCTGAAAGGCTTTGTTTAACTGGAATAGCTTTTTGTTATTAGACGCGATGCCTGAGAACTGATTGCTCAATTCACCTAATACATGGCTTGTCTGAGCCGTGGCAGATTGCATTTCAAATTCTTTTCGCTTCTTTGCTCCTGCTGCGGCTTGTTCTTGGAAGAATGTCAGCTTCTCTAGCAAAGCGCCGCCATTCTCATTTACATCATCAAACATCACTTTAGCTGGTGAATTATTAGCAATTTCTTCAGCCATCCTTCTACTTGACGCAACAATTTCGTCAAAGGTTGCCTGAATTCCTTCGGATGGCAATGGTTGCGACATCATCGTACTGACGTTATCAATAGCCGCCCCAATTGATTCCGTAAGGCCAGCAGACATTGCTGACATCTTTCCAGTATCAACCAAGTCCATGCCGAAGACCGAAGCCATTTTGTTGTACTTGTCCATGATAAAAGTGAAAATAGGATCAATCCTATCTACAACTACTTTTGCCATTTCAAGCATTTTCACTTTAAGGCCAGCAAAACCTAATTGCAGGAAAAAGATTGCATCTGCAAACTTGCCATATCCTGACAGCAAAGCGCTAACAACCCGTTCTCCTATGCTTCCGAAGTCTTCGTTGTCTAAAGCTGCTTGCCTGAAATTGTCAGCGACAGTCATAATTAACGGACTGAACGATGTTGCTAATTGATTGCCTAGCCCCGTAAATACACTTTTGGCTCTAGTGACAGCATCGTTTGCTAGTTCAATCTTTGCAACATCAACCCTAGATATCGAGATACCTAGATGCTCTGCTTCTGCTGCCATCTCTTTTAGGTTCCCAGAACCTTCTCCGATCATGTTTAATACTGAAACACCACGCGCACCGAATAGTTCAGTTGCGATTCTTACCTTATCAGCCTGAGTTGTAACACCTTGCATCGCATCAGCGACTTGCAACATCTGCTGATCTAGCGGCAGTTTTTCTAGTACGCCAGCACTCAGACCCAATTCAATCAAGGCATCCTTAGCCACGCCTGAACCATCAGCAGCATCAGAGACACCGACAGCGAGATTCTGAAGTGATTTTTCTAAGGTTTTATTCTCTACGCCAGCAAGACTTGCAGCGTGTTGGAGTCCAGCAAGTTTTTCAGTCGCTATACCTAAACGATCAGAAGTCTTTGCAAGCGCGTCAACAGATTCCAATGATGCTTTGGTTAAAGCTACACCAGCAGCAATACCAGCAGCACCAAAAGCTGCGCCGATCTTTGCGATCTTGGTGACGGATGCACCGATTGACTTATTGAGACCGCCTAGCTTCTTATTAAGCGAATTGAAAGCAGCAGCAGTCTTGTCATGCGCTGTTATCTGTAGTTTAACGTCCCTAGCCACGATTTTTTACCTCAAAGTATGCGATCCAACCCTGAAACTCGACCACGCCCATCTCTAAAATTTCTTCAACTGTCTTGTGAAGATGTTCCGCTAATTGGTAGCAAAACAGTAGGGCATGATCGTCTGTCAGTTTTTTTCGAGATCCTCATCCTTGGGCTGCATTTCAGCAATTTCGCCAGCTACTCTGATCAGAACGTCAGGGTCAACTGATCGGACTATCTCAACCAGTTCCAGCTTCTTGAAACAAGGATCACCGTTGTCATCTACCAGATAATAAATCAGGGTCAACGCAAGACCTTCATCCATTTTATCGGAAGTCAGTTTGCTTTGGATTTCCATCTTCTTTTTGACGGATATCTGTGGCCGCACAAAATAACGCCCACCCCATTCTGGTATATCAATCGGGTTAGGATCACTAGCCAAGACAGTCTGATAATGCTGCTTGGCCTTTTCTAAAATGCCCATTTAAACAGTTGACGCTGTTAAGGCACCTGATCCCTGAAACGTGATAGACGCTTCAACCATTCCATCGAAAGACGCTGAACGACTTACGCCTGTGACGATGCAAGTCCCACTATAATAAGTGTCCCCAGCAGTATCACCTTCTGGGTAGAACCCGATAGTGACGGAAGCACCAACCGTGAGTGCGCCTTGTGCTGAAGTATCAGTCTCATCCCAGTAAACATCAGCCGAACCAGTGAAAGATGTTAGCGTTGAAATAAAACTCCTAGCCGTATCAGTCATCACTGTATCTTCAACAGTGTCGCCTGTCTCATCGATGGAAAAAGATCGAAGTTCAGCGATTGAATTAGCGCCTACTTTTACAACCCCATCTCTGCCTATATGTGTAGCCATTTTTAAGACTCCTTATCTTGAACAGTTTCAGCCTTTTTGGCTGCTTTCTTTTCTTTCGCTGGCTTCCAACCTTTAGCCAGCATTGATTCTACTTTAGACGGATGAGCAACAACCGTCAGCTTTCCATCTGGACTTTTAAGTTCCATTTCTGGCTCCTATAAAGGTACGTCTGGACTATCTACAGCAGTCCGATATTGTACTAGATATGTCAATGATACTACACCAATAGGTTGTTCACCTTCACCGTTATAACTAATTTCTGTGCCTGACAGATAAGCAAACTTTGCCAGTCCGTTCAACGTCCTATCAGCTCCTAAAGCTATTTCTACTTCCTTACAAATATCATCAACCACATCATCAAAATCTGTTGTTCCTTTGACATAACCTTCAACGACTACCGATAGTTCACGGTTAGTCACCAAAGATGGCCCCATGATGTCGGTCGCTGAATCTTCGCTAGTCGAATAAACTAACAAAGCTGGCATGTTGCTATCAGACAATGGATAGACCCTAGACTGAAATACGTTAGAGCCTGTTGTAGCCAATCCTGTGACCGTTGTGGCTACCTGCTCCCTGATCTGTTGTCTGACATGATCAGCCATTATTGTTCCTCTAAGACAGCAGCAACTACGCCAGTCTCATCAGGCTGAACGCTGACTATCTTGTACGTTGTGGCATCTTTGATTGTGTTGCCACTTAAATCTGTAATTGCAGCAAAGGCTAGTTGATCGCCAAAAACCGCTGCTCTAAGATCCTTGGCTTTGCCATACACAATAGGCTGGCTTCCGTTTACTCCAACACTTTCACCAGCTATCTCAAAATATTCTCGATCCAATATAACTTTTATGGTTGCCGCTGATCCGCCTGATGGCGTATAGGTACAGGAAACCCCATGACCTAATACGTCAAAATAACCATCAAAGTCTGAATCAAACTCTAAGCTCATCGCTTGGCGACTTTCTCAACTGCCTTCTTAGATAAAGGCTTTGGGTCCATCTTAATCTCTTCAGCATGGCCTGAACTGATGAACTGTCGGGCTTCTGCTGTAGATAAAACAACCATTTCCCCTGCGTTTCGCGGCACACCGTGAACGTGGCAAGGCATCTTAATTACTAATTCCATAATAACTCCCATAAGATCGGGGGGCCGAAGCCCCCCTTTCTCATTAGCTTGCAACGATGTCTTTGATTACCGCGAAAGATTCGGGGTATCTCAGTGCTACGTCTAAGTCTTGGAAGAACGCGAGTCGCGTACCGCCAGAAGTAGACAAGCTGCTTTGGTCAACAACAACGTCAACACCTGACCAGAAACCAATCATGATCTGGCTGAAGTCGCCGTAGACCATTGCTGACAGGTTAGAGCCAGTGCCTTTCGTCAAGTCAGAAGGAACAACAGTGCTAGAAGCAACATTAGTCCCCAAGATTGACTGATTAGCATCCATGATGAAGTTGCCTTCAACGCCGCTAGTTTGCTTACTTGTAGTCCGTAAAGCCGCGATGACTTTAGGGTTGGTCAAGAAAGCAGAGCTGTTGATGATAGCATTGTCTTCTTCGACAGCTTTCATCATTTCAACTACTTTAGCGTAGGTGATTGCAGCACCATTGGTGCCCATAGCAACTACGTTAGTCCCAGCGTTTGCAATGATCCCAGAAGGCCCATTAGCAGCACCGCCTTCAATAGCAGCATCATCAATTTTTCGTGCGAAGGTATTGATAATGTCGTTGCGAAGAACTTGTTCTACAGATGGATCTGATTGCTGCATGAGCCTTCGTGATACGTCAACGTAGGCTGCGAGCGTTTTCGGAGACATGGTGACCTGTGCGAACGTAGCTGCACCTTCGCTTGGCGCTGAACCTTCAGCAACGAATGCTGAGTTGGTTACAGAAGCACTGAGCTTAGGAATAGCAACATCGCCTTTCAGACCTTGCATGATGCGAGCACCCAAAGAAGCTACAGTCAAACGACCATACAATGCTTCGATGAATTGATCAGCAAGATGATCAGTACCGACCAAGAAACCACCAGCAGAAGTTGGTGATTTAGTCTGGTCGCGCTGACCCCAATTGATGTTAGCAGGAACGTAGAAACCACGGGCTTCTTTGCCAGAACGGTGTGCGATCTCATCAGAGATTTCACGCTCGTAACCAGCTTCTCGCCAGTCGCCAGATGAAGCAGCTTTAATAGCTCGGATCAAGCTATATTCACGCTGTTCACTTTTGGCTACGTCAACGACAGCAGCAGGAGTTTCTAACGGACGATCATTTCGGACAGCTTCAAGAAGCTCGCTTTTGAATTGATCAACGGATACACCACGCTCGATAGCTTTCTCGGCTAAATCGCGCTGATTGTGATGCTTGCCCAAAGAAATGATTTCACCGACATTGGCTAACGCTTCTGCCTTGGCTGAATCACTTACTTGGCGAACATCTACTTTTACTTCTTCGGTCATAGTAGTCACCTTATTAGTGTTTAGAGTTTTTTCTACGGATCGACCAACGCCAACGAATTTAGAGGAATCAGCAGGAATGCTGACAATCGATGCTTCCATCGGTGTCCAACTAGCCCTGTAATACTCCTTTCCTTCGCCGTCTTTGGCACGAACCATCTTTGTGACGCTATAACCCACAGAAATATTTTGCTTAATTCCTTTGGAAACGTCAGTAAAAACCTCTTGAGCCAAGGCTGAATTGCCAAATTCAACCAACGCAACAGTACGCCGCTGCGTCTCGTCAAGGTAAAACGATCTCACCACCCCTATCTGTTCATCCATTTTATGGTTGTTCAGAAGTGGCGCTCGACCAGAAGCCATAAATTCCATATTTATGTCTTCTTTATCATGGCTCAGAACCTCTAAGCCAAAATCTCGTTCAACTGGCGTCTCTGATGAAACACCAATTCGGACAATCCTTTTTTCCTCGTCAATAGCTCCGCGAGAAAGATCGATTGTCCTATAAATTACTTTGTCAGATACCATATCACGGGCCATGGCCTGATATTCTTCATCGTCGGCTTCTGCTGTTTCTTCCAAAACTTCTTCAACAACTTCTTCAACAGCTTCTTCTTCAGTATCTTCAACAACTTCCATATCGTCTTTTCTGAACTCGACGATAAAGCTGTCTTCGGTTTCTTCAACCCCTATAACGTGTCTTTCCATTTTCATTACCTCTTGTTCAGGCTCAATAGTATCAGATTTGTCAATAGATTCAGACCATCTTTCATCTTTTTTCATCTGTTCAACAAGTCTTTTTGACCAGCTAAACCCAGCATCACCGCCCCAAAGCGCCCAAGCAATCCGTCCGTTTGACGGGTATCCTTCTTCGCCTTGCTTAAAGCCTTCACCTTGCTTGTCTACTTCGTGCCGTGAGAAGTATGAATACATCCGTTTAACAGTAGAATCTGACAGGTCTTTGTCATTAGTGATGTCTCTGGCTCTGGCAATTCCGACCTCTGTACCGCCGCGCCCGAACTCACGCCGCCAGTCAAGACCGCGTTGGGCTTCTTCCTTCATTCCGCTATTCGGTTTCGGCATCGTCTCGGCCTTGAACATCTGCGTCAACTGGCATCTTCATTCCGAACGGTTGGAACGCTGTCTTCACGCCATAGCTTTCAGCAAGTTTCTGTTCGCGTTCGTGCTGCTCAAACAGTTCTTCAACATCACGTCCATAGTTAGCTTCGATGTCTTGATACGTCACAATCCCGTTCTGAAGGCCAGAAATGTTAGCTTGCATTTCCTTCTGCGGGTCTACCCAACCCCAACTGCGAGGAATGTAAGAAACGCCATCGGCAAACTTGTCGTACTTTACAATCGGAAGGTTAATGCTTCTGGTCATCGCATTCTTCAGCCAGCTTCTAAAGATAGGCTCCATGAAATGCTCGATCATGAACTTCTGAAGCATTCTGTATTGATCTCGATCCTCTAAACTACCAGCTCGTAAGGATGAATAGTTGACGCTAGAAAGATCGTTTGAGATTGAATGGTATGAAATATTCAACCCTGACGCGATGCTTCTAAGAACAGTAGTTGAAAAACTTTCAAACGCTGTCGTCGGATGTGCTACGTCAAAGGCTTTAAAGTCCATCCCAGCAGGGAGCTGCTCAAAACTTGCGGGTTCGGCATAAGTGATAGGTGTATATTCGTCTTCAACATCATCGCCAACGTAACCATCACCCGCAGGACTCGTAAAGAAACCCATCTTCGCAGATGCAACTCTTGCTGCGGTGATCTCAGCTTCATAATACCCGTTCAGCATTTTGATATTGCCCATCACAGGTGCTACAAACGGATAACCACGGGTCTGCTCAGGTCTTTGTCGGACAAAAGCATGAATGACTTCTTCTGCTGGGACTCGGATGGTCTCGTTGCTTTGGCTTAAACCTAAGTCGTTGGGATGGTTCTTATACAAGTGATATGCAACAGGCTTCCGCTTGTCGTTTATCTCAACGCCCATAACGACCTTATTGCCGTTTGTGTAGATCTCGTTTTTAGTATCGTTAAGGTGATCAGCTTCAAGAAACTCGATCTTATAGCCAAATTCGCTTGTAGGATCGGTGATTTGACGAATTAAAACCTCACCATCTCTAGCCAAAGCCTCGATAAACATCCTTTGACAGTCGATCAAAGACATCTGACCGTCAACTGTGCAATTTCCTTTCTTGGCCCACTTCTTCCAAGCAGCCTCAATCGTTGAGTTTGCGATAGTATCAAGACTGCCATCAGCATCACGGGACTTGGCATTTACTCTAATGCCGTTATGTCCGACCACGTTAGACGTTAGAAGGTTAAGATATCTAGCAACGTAAGCGTCATTTCGTGACAATTCACGGCTTCTGTTTCTCAACGTGACCAGTGCTTGCCTTAGTTCCTGATCTGCTGAAGCTGATGAACTAAAAAAGTCGGCAAATAACCGACCACCTTGAGCACCTTTAAACGATCTTTGTAATTTGACCGCCTTGCGAACCTCTTTGCGTTTAAACGGATTCCAAGCCATTAAAATCTTACTCCGATTAGGTTGCCGCTCGGCTTCTTGTTACGGATTCGAGCCTTCTTGACTTCTTCGTTGTATTCGGCGCGGTATCTATCTCTGACAGTAAATAACTCATCGATAGACATCCTAGAAAGGCTTCTGCCAGCGATACTGAATGAACTTTGGTCGATAGTAGCCCTGTTCTCAATAACAGCCTGAACAGCGTCTAAGACCTTTTTGGCGTGTGTCCTAAGATCTGCGTTTGTGTCTGCGTAGTTAGCAACCAAGGTTGTCAAACCGTTATCAACTGCGACTCTTTCAGAATCCGAAGTTCTTGTTATAAAGGCATACCACTTATATTGATGGGCGTTATAGTTCGCTGTAGTAGATGAATCGACTTCTACAATATAGGCTGTGGTCGTTTCTGAAGCCGTAATAGTGAACTGATGACTACCACCGCCACCAGTTTCACAATGAAATTCATACGTTAAAGCGTACTGGTCTGTCGGATAATCCGTAACAAGGTCAGGACGTTGCCAAACCCAACGATCACCAACAACTAAAGTCTCAGGTTCTTGGCTTGGGTAATTCGCACTTTCAAAAAGGTTAGCCATTCTATCGCCATGCGTTAGTGTAATTTTGTCGCGGCCTTCTTTGCACAGGTCTCCTTTGAACAGGAGTTAAATCAGGCTCGACTTCTTCAACCAATTCTGGTTTTTCCGATTTTGCCTGAATCCTAGCCGCAATGCTATTGACATTCGCGTTGATTATACTATATGCGCACCAACTGTACACCATGCAATCCAGCGATTCATTCCTTGGGCGGATTTTCTGAAATACCCGCTTTTTATATCCTCTAACGAATCTGGTAACGATCTTCTCAGCCGTAAGCTGTCGGAAGTATTCATCGTTTAGAATGTCTGAGAAATGAACGAACCCAGCGCCTTCTTCTTGAATTCTTAGCCTCGCAAAGATCATATCTTTAGCGGTATCAACTCCGACTGGGAACAATCGGCATCTGACAGTGTTATTTCTTGAAGGCTTGCCAGCTATGGGTCTGCCTTCACCGCCCACACCCTTGACCGCGAAGACCCTGCGACCGAAGTTCTTGTTGGCGTACTGATAGACCGTGTTGGTAAAGTGACCGCCAGAGTCGATTGCTGTGGCTCTGATAGCCAATTCTCTGCCGTCTTCTGTTTCAAATGTACGCGATATTTGGGAATCTAGCGCACTCCACAATTGAGGTGTAGACGGATCGCCATACATTATCTGATGGTCTATAACCCAAGATTCCTCATCTTTTCCAATCCCCATAAAGGTCATTTCTAATCTGTCGTCCTGCACGTCAACGCCAGCGACAATCAAAATAACCCCTTCAGGCACTTTGTCGAAGTGTTCTTTCCTTTCCATCAGGTTCAGCTCGCTGACAGATTCTCCTGCGTCCTCCCAAACTTCTCCTAAATATGTATTCGTCCAGACTTTAAGCTGTTCTGAGTTCTTCTTGACCGCTAAGAATTCTCTAACACCGTCAGCCAAAGGTGTCCAAGGTGAATAAAGTCCAGATATCTTGAAGCCAGCAATGCCTTTAAAGTC